AACTGCTAAGGGAACTGTTGTTTCTTGGACTCTAGACAGTGGTTCAACAACCAATGGTGTTCTTAAGTACATCCAAGTAAATGATGCTCACGTCGATCAAGGTGTTGTAAGAGCATTCGAAAGCACTGGTGCTGTTGTTTCTGGAGGTCAGTCTGGTGGTAATGGAACTGTTTCCACCACATACAACACTGGCGGTGCTGTTCTTCCTCTCCTAGGTCATTCATTCACTAACGGTCTTTCAAATCCTGAGATCGAAAACAACTCAGGTGATGTAATCTACATTGAGAACCGTCGTCTAATCACCCGTGCTCCTGACCAGATTGAAGATATCAAGCTAGTTATCGAGTTCTGATTTAAATTAAATAACATCAAGTCCCCCGAGAAATCGGGGGATTTTTTTTATCTCTACTAAATACTAGGGACTAGATACTAGTATTTGGCGGAGTACGATGCCTCAGAAGACTAACCTTAATGTAAATCCTTATTATGAGGACTTTGACGCGAATAAGAATTTTTATAAGATTCTATTCCGTCCTGGGTACTCTATTCAAGGTAGAGAATTAACACAAGTTCAGTCAATCCTCCAAAACCAGATTGAGAGTTTTGGTAGATATGCATTTAAGCAAGGCGAGCTTGTAATTCCTGGTGAGGTTGGTTTAAACACCAAACTAGATTATGTCAAACTATCTTCCGTATCAGAAGTTGCTATTAATGTTGGCAATGATATTGTATACAAAAAATATGATATCACACAATTAATCGGACAGCAATTGAGAGGTTTGACTTCTGGTGTTATTGGTACAGTTCTTTCTGCAAATATAGCGACAGAAACTTCCGCAGATACTTTATATGTAAATTATATTAACAGTGGAAACTCCAACACAGAAACTACTTTTAGACAAGGTGAAACTCTAGAAGTTATTGATGGTGTTAATACTCCACTGATGGTTGTGGGAACAGATGGAAGCGTTCTTCCTACAAGCATCACTGTAAAAAATCCAGATACTGGAGACACTACATCACTAGAAAGTCCAGCAATGGGATTTGCTTCTGCTGTCAAGGTAGAAGAAGGAATTTATTTTGTCAATGGATATTTTGTTCGCAACGATGAGCAACTACTAGTCATTGATGAATACTATAATAAACCATCCGCAAAAGTTGGTTTTACAATTAAAGAAGAAATTCTAACCCCTGAAGAAGATTCTAGCTTATATGATAATGCTATTGGATCATCCAACTACACTGCTCCTGGTGCTCACAGATTAAAAATTAGTCTGGAATTAAAAGAGTTTGCACTAGACGCAATTACAGATAAGAACTTTATTCAACTGCTTACGGTTAGCAGAGGACAAGTACAGAGAAAAGTAGCAGCTGCTGACTATAGTTTGCTAGAACAAACTCTAGCAAGAAGAACCTATGATGAAAGCGGTGATTACGTAGTAGACGACTTTGCTGTTGACATTAGAGAATTTGCACAGAAAGACAATAACCGTGGAATTTATTCCGCAGATGAATTTGGATTATACAATGGATACACTGCTGGTGAAGCTTCCAGAAAAATGGTCGCTAGCATTAGTCCAGGAAAGGCATATATCAAAGGTTATGAAATTGTCAATAAAGAAACTAAGTATCTTGAACTAAACAAAGCAAGAGAAAGTTTAACCAGCGAAAACATAACTTTAAAAACAAAAGGTCTTCCCACCTTCTCAATTACAAATGTTTATGGTAGTGTTCCTTTAAATAAAGAAGGATCACAACTTACTGCATATCCAACCATTTACTTATCATCTCTTTTCAATGATGGATACATTGGTCTAAACAACACAGAATCTTCTACAAATTATAGACAGACTATTACTAGAAGAGGAGAGTTTTTCGATTCCAACATCGGTGTCAAGACTATTACTTTAGAAATTGTTGACGTCACAATTCCTATTGCTTCTATCACTCCACAAGACTTAGAAGATACCTTTAGTAGGTTATGGTATGTTAAAACAAGAGCAGGAACTAACGTAGTTGATTACGTTGATGTTCTGTCATACACAAAAGTTTTCAAACCAGCAAAAAATCCTGGAACATCAGAAGACTCTAAATTTTTAGAACTAACCATCGCTGGATTAAAGAGTGATCTAGAAAATGTTTTTATTGAATATGATGAAAGTTCAGAGACTAAAAAAAGAAAACTATTTTTGACAGAAGCTAGTGCTATTGGTGATGAAAAAGAAGATTTGCAATCAACTACATTTGCAAATGTAATTGATTACAGTGATACTATTACTCCAGTCATTGGAACTGCAAAACCAAACAACTTCTTCCTCCAAGAAAGAGGTACTGGATTTAATTCCGATTCTGACATTGTAATTTCTAAGGGTGTTGAATCAGATGGTACTCAATCATACAATGCGGTGTTTGGTATTTCATATTTTGATCCACAATTTTTTACTAGATTAAGATTAGAAAAGAAACCAGCTACTAATTCATATGGAGTTGGAACTTATGTATATGGACTTACAAGTGGAGCTTATGGTGTAGTAGAAGGTGCTCCAAACGGAGTGTACTCTACTGGAAGACTTCTTTATGTAAAAACACTGTCTGGAAAGTTTTTGCCTGGAGAGACACTAAAAGATGAAGATGGCAATCTTGTAAAAATTGCAAAAGAGAACACGATCTCTCACTTCATTGTTTTAGAAAAAGGTCTTGGATATAGTGAAGCAACTGCAAATCTTAAGATCGATGGTGTAATTTACGATTCTACTAAGATTGGATTAGGTTTTAGTGGACAAGGAATCTATAGAGTAGATATTGTAGACCCAATTGCCGTATCTAATGAATACACCAGACCACCTGTAGTCACTGTTGATCCTGGCGGAACTAGCATTACAACTCCCGCTGTTATCCTTCCAGTCCTTAATAAGGATACTGTAATTACATATACCCCACAAAATGTAAAATCTCTTGGTTCTTCATTCGGTTCTGGTGGTGTTAATAAATTTACCGCAGACGTTGTTGTTGATGACAGAAGGTATGCTGATCTATACGATGTAACTGACTTTACTTTCTTTGGACAGAAAGGATCTAAGTTCTTAGAATCAACAAGTTTCAGTGCAGATGCAAGTTCTGTGGTTCAACAGGGAGATTTGATTCAGTTCTCTGATGCTTCTAATAATGTCATCAGAGCAATTGTTCAATACGCTACTCAACAAAAAGGATCATCCAAGTCGAGAATTTATATTGACGAAACTCTCTACGATGATGTAACCAGCACCAGCGTTGTAAGATTGCGTCCAAAAGTACAAAACGCAAATGCTGGAACTCTATTGTTCCCAACTGGAAGCAAATCAGTACAAAGTATTGCTGCTAGCCCAGAGGATAGCAAAATTGTTTACTACTTCAGAAGAGATTTTGTTACCACTGCATCTACTGGCAGTCTCATTACATTTGCTGCTCAGTTGCCATTCGGTACGCAGAGATTCACTGCTTTTAATGAGAAAAATTATATCATTACAGTACTCAACAAGAACAGTGCAGATAAAGTAGAGACGGGAGATATTATTTACATCGATCCCGATAATGTAGAAATTACATCAGCAACTGATACTGCTAGCGGTCTTACCTCAGGAAGCATTAAATTTAATCTTCCAACGTCATATTTCAACACCAACTTCGAAAATGAATCAAATTATGTTGCGCCAGAACTAAAACTTACTGCAACTATCGAAGTAGAAAATTCAAAACCAAGACTCAAGACTGTTGTTAGAAACAAGAGAATCGTAGTTAATTCTGCTGGTGATAGAGTTATTCCTTTCAGAGGAACCGACTACGATAGTGATGTTGTGGAAATTCTATCATACTCAGATGCATTTAAACTGAGATATGTATATGAAGGAACAAGTACACAACCACCAGAAATTGACAGCGCAGGCAATCTAATTTCTGGAACAGATATATCCAATAAATTTACTTTTGATGATGGACAAAGAGATACAATTTATGATGTATCGAGAATCATTATTAAACCAGGATTTGAACCACCAACAGGTCAGATTGTAATTGCTTTTGATTATTTCGAACAATCACAGGGAGACTTCTGTACAATCGATAGTTATCTACACGATGCTGGTGTTCCAGAAGATGAGATTCCAACTTACAATTCATCTGTTCTAGGAAATGTAGAACTTAAGAATGTAATTGATTTCAGACCAAAGGTTAACACAGGAACTATTGTTGCTGGTTTCCAAGATACCTCATCTCTAGAAGTTATCACAAGCAACTTCACTGGTGTTGGTTCTGTATATGCTGCTCCTCCTGCTCCAGATCAGAATCTGGAGTACACATTTAAGTTTAGTCAAGTTCAATACCTAGATCGTATTGATGGTATTTTCCTCAATAAGAATGGAGAGTTTCTTGTTAAGGAAGGAAATTCTTCGTTGAATCCTTCAAAACCAGATCCAGTTAAAGATGCAATACCACTGTTCTATGCATACATTCCAGCATATACAAATACAAGTAAAGACGTAAGAGTTACTCCAGTTGAGCATCGTAGATATACGATGAAAGATATTGGCAAACTCGAAAAGCGCATTGAGCGTCTAGAGTACTACACAACCCTAAGCATCCTTGAGCAGCAGGCATTAAACATGCAGGTTAAGGATGAGATTGGTATGGACAGATTTAAGTCTGGTTTCTTTGTTGACAATTTTGAATCTCATAACATTGGAAATCTTGCTTCTGCAGATTACCTTTGCTCTATCGATAGCAGACAATCTGTTCTAAGACCACAGTCAAATGAAGACTCTTTGATTCTAAGAGAAGTAAACAACAGACAAGATCAAAGATCTGTTGCTGGATATCAAAAATCTGGTGATATTATTACCCTTCCATACAGCAGGTTAAGATTGCTTGGAAACGATTTTGCTTCCAAGACAATCAATCCAAACCCATTTGTTGTGGTTCAGTATGTTGGCGATGGACTCATTTCTCCAGAAATTGATCAATGGTATGATAAAACCGTAGAACCACTTGTAGTAGATACAAATACCAGTTTGTTTAACATCTTCTTGGCAAAAGAAAATGTCAAAGAGAGTTTCTCAAGTCTATACAATTCATTTGTTGTAAACTGGGTTGGTTCATCCCCAGCATTCACTTCTATTAATTCTCTGGGAGAACTTAATACCTCACAGGCAAATTCTGCTGTAAGAGCAGCTTCTGTTGGTAGTTCTTCAAATATCAGTCCACAGAATAATGATGTTGGAAAAGGTGTTAGAACTAAAACAGTTGGAGAAAATACTGTTTCAACATCTCTGCAGTTTTTCGCAAGAAGCAAATCTGTTAAATTCGTAATTAGACGACTAAAACCAAATACAAAAATTTCTGTTTTCCTAGAGGGAAGAAATATTGATCGTTGGGTAAATCCAGATTTGAGATTTACTGGAACCGCAGGAAACTCTCTTTCTGCTTTTAATGGTAATGTCATTACCGATGAAAATGGAAACGCTAGTGGTATCATTATAATTCCAGCTGGAAAACCACCAAGAGAAAATGCTACATGGACAGGAGATGTCAATACTGTTGAGTATGATGAATCTGCAGAAGAACTACGTTTTACCGTAGGAGTTCTAACTCTAAGATTTACATCTAGTTCTTCTAATGAGGACAAGGCAACTGTAGATACATATGCAGAGGTCAAGTATTATGCTACTGGTGTTCTACCACAGAACCCTGCAAGCATTGTTTCCACAAGACCATCTTACTTCAAGTCAAATGAGGGTGTTCAGTTTGTAGACAGCAATACTGATAATCCAATCAGACCAAATCCACTTGCACAAACGTTTAAGATTGAAAACTTTGAGGGTGGATTATTTGTAACAGGTCTAGATCTATTCTTTAATAAGAAGAGTACAAATATTCCAGTTAAAACTTATATCACTAATGTAGATTTTGAAAAACCAGGAAAGAATATTGTTCCTGGAACAGAGAAAACATTATCACCAGAGACATACCTCAAGTGTTATACAAACGGAAACGTTTTAGTAACTAGAGGTGAGTATGTCATTGGCAGAAGTTCTGCTTCCTCTGGTCCTATTTCTCGTATCGTTGATAAGAATGGAGTTGAATTGACACCATCTTCTACTGGTGTATATTCTCTAACAAACGAACAAGTCTATACATTAGTATTGAGTAATCACAACGGTCGTTCATTCATCCAGAATGAAGAACTAGAAATTCCATCTGTAGAACTAGCAAATGACCTAAATGGAA